GCTGTAAGGGGGCTCGTTCCCCCTTACAGCTTACCGAGGTTGATGCATGCGTTCTGTTGCTACAATCAGTGTCGCGCATAACTACATCAGGATCTTCGGGTTCTACGGTGAGTTCCTGGCTACAGTGATCAAGCCTTTCTGTAAAGCTGAGTTAACCAGGTTCGGTTTGCAGGCAATACCAGGAACCCGTAAAAAGATCCGCGTACCTACTCATGTCTTCGCGAAGTCCAACAACGAGAAGACCGAATACCGCATGCCATCGAGCATGCTCAAGGAGTTTTTAGACTTTGCAGAGTACCGGGGCTACAACAAAGCCCGGGTGGTCATGTTGGAAGAACCAGAGATTACTGGTCATGACGTGACCTTCAATATCCAACCCGAGTACCAGACCCCTCGACCAGACCAAAAGGAATGGATCGATTATCAGTTGGGTCCTGGTCCGTTAAAGGTGAACAACCAGAACACGGGTGGTGGTAAGACGTACATGTCGTTGTTCTCTATGGCTAAGATCTCCAAGCGCACGCTGGTGACCATTCAGCCACGGTATATCACGACGTGGGAAAACGACATTGCCAAGATGATGCAGGTTGAACCTAAGGACGTGTTGAAGTGGGAGTTCGCAGACTTACCACGGTTGGCTCAACTCTGTCGAGAAGGTACGATCGATCCGAAGATTATCATCCTGCCTACAACGCGCATTACTGCGTATCTGAAGCAATGTAAACTCGACCCAAGTCTTCCTAGCCTGGATCAGATCATCGCTGATATCAACCCAGGCTTGCGCATCATCGACGAAAGTCACGAATCGTTCCACGAAGTCTGCATGTCGCTGTTGTACGGCAACCTGCCCAAGTTCTTCCTGCTATCCGCCACCCTCAAGGGTGACGACCCGTTCATGAATCGGATGTACAAAGCCGTAGCACCTACAAGTGTGTGGCTGAAGGAACCCGATCCAGAAAACTACATCGACATTGTAGCCTGGCTGTACAGCATCAATACCCGTAAGCATCGGGTATCGACCATGCAGTTCGGTAGCTACAGTGACATCGCCTTTGAGAAGTCAATCCTGCGCAATCCCAAGCTGCTGGACTTCTACTTCGAGCTTGCTGATGAGATGTACAGGACGTTCTACTTGGATATCAAGGAGGAAGGGACTAAGTGTCTGCTGTTCTTCACCTTGATTGAAATGTGCCAGTACATGGTCAAACGGTTCAGGGAGCGATACCCTGGGGAAGACTTCGACTCTTTCTTGGGGACGTTGGATAAGAAGACTCCGACGAAATACCTGGAGCATGAGAACTTAGTAACGACACCTGGCAGTACCGGTACGGGGAAAGACATCCCGGGATCCGTGACTTTGCTGTGTTTTCACACTGTGTTCTCCATTCAACGTAACAAACAGATCATCGGACGACTGCGACAATTGTTCGGTAAGTTTGGCGGACGGATTACTCCACGGTTCGTCTTTCCTGTTTGTGTCGACATTCCGAAACACGGCGAATGCTTCAAGAAACGCAAGCTGGCCTTGGCTGGTAAGCAGAAGACGTGGCGCACAATGCAATCTAACCTCGAGGCGGCGTAAGCTGCCTCTCTTTCATTCAGGTTCCTCGCATGAGCATTATTCACCGCTGTCGCAGTTTCGCTCACATACGGGAGGAACGCACCATGGCACAACCAGAAAAACCAACTAAGGGATTTCTGATCTTGGAGGCTCCTTCACTTCAAAACTTTGATAACGTAGTTGTATCAGTAGTGCGGGATGCACTGGTTGAATTTCTCTTGAACTACGCCGAGCCCGAAGAGGCAGTCGACGACAGGTGGTACTACGGAGCGCTTAAAGAGTGCCTGTACGACGATGATGGCGAAGTCAAGGTTGCTAATTTCTTATCTGAGGGAGCTTGGAGATCTTTCTTAAGGGACGAAATAGGCCAATTCAATGACTATTTGCAAGTGATCAAAGTTCAGTTTGAAACGATCATTGATCTCAACCACTACAACATCGAGACGCTCTACGAGTCCTACAACTTGAAGACGATCGATGCGATCATCTACCGCAACACCATCGTGTTGGACATCAGAGGAAAGAAGATATGAACGCAACCGCTTTCTCCATTAACCATTCGTTCGACCAGCCGGGTTCGATTGGTACTCACTTCGTCCCGACTCCAGGGGTGGAAGAGTGCAGCAACTACTGGCTGGTTCTGAAAATGTTGGAGCAGCGTATTCGTAACCTGATGACCGAGGAAGGTTTCCAAGACATCTCCCGGCAACTGGCCTACCAATTCCTTACTCCACCCAACAACATCGACACGCCTGCCCAAGTCGAGAAGTGGTTGGATGAGCGCGCTACTGAACTGTACTCGGCCTATGCCACGTACGAAGCTTCGCCCAAGTTCCAGGAAGGGCTGCAAGTCCTGGTGCCGTATAAAGGCAAGCAATTCAGCATCAGCTCTACCACCTCTAAAGGGATCATGGTGCTGATTTATATCTAAGGGCTAACCATGCACAGTTTTATCCTAAAACTGAACGCAGAGACCCGCGAAGAGCTCTATGCCGATATCGGCATAGAGTTTATGGGGTTCATCCTCATTGAGGCTATTCACAATATCCTCGTCGCAGGCCAACCTGGCGTCTTGGAGATCGAGGACGATCTCACACGTGAACACAAGACCAATGAATCACAGTTCGATGTTTCTGTGGATTACCTCATCGACATTGTTCAGGAGTATAACGAAGCAAACGGCATTTTGCTGACTGACGAGTATTACCGCTTCAACTCCGACTACCACGATCAGTTTGCCACTAAGCTGGCCGACGCTATTGTTTCGATCGAAGAATCTAATGACTTCACCGAGATCATGGCATTGCAACCTACGTTCAGTGATCCCGAAATTGTGAAAGGCTTTAAGTTCACGGCCTATCATTACCCTGATCGTGTGTTGTTCTTGGTATACCCTGCTTCGAGCGCAGTGCGACAAGCTTCCCTGGCTGACCTGATCTTTGATCCACCAGGTACCAATGACCAGGAGCTTTCATTGCAACAGCAACTTGATAACTTCATGCGCACGTATAACAGCGATTGAGCCCTAGATTTCTACTAACCTGCCTCCGCAAGGAGGCAGGTTAGTATTAGGGTTTTTTTTTTGCTTTTACTTGATAGCAGTCGCCAAGTTCATTCGGCCTGTCTTACTACCAGCGGTGTGAGCCGCCTTCATTCGACGCAGCATGGACTCAGTAGGCACACGTACTACTTCAGCACTCAGACGGTTGCCGTATTTACCCAAGCCGTTACCCGAGCACATCTGGCAATAGTTACCTTCGGCTGTAGCACAAAGGTCTACCGAACGTACCGTCAGGACTTTACCGATATTGGCTTTAGCCACTTCAGGGGTAATCAGTTCAGACACACCCTTCTCGTTGATGTAGTACATACCGATCCAACCCTTATGGGTTTGTTCCAGCATGTAAACAATCTCGCCGAGTTTGGTGTTGCAGTCGATATCAGCAATGCGACGACGCCCTACCAGCTTCAGGATGTCTTTAACCTGAGCACCACCCTCACCAGTTGCCATGGAACGGCTGTACGCACCCGCCACAGCGGTGTTGATGTAGGTAACCAGTTGTTCAGGATCTACACCCTCATCCAGAGAACGCGTCAAGCCTACCCAACCATCACCCGTCGGGTTCGGTTCGATACCGAAGGCGAGGAACATACGCTTCCGGGCGTTACTGATGAACTTGTCGTTGATGTAGAAATTAGCGCTAGGACCGCTCAGCTGTTCCTTACGGTCCATCTCCACCAGCTCTTCGAGCATATTGGTGAAGGCTACTGGATCGTTTACCTTGCCATCGGCTTCCAGTTGCTTGAGGAGTTCTTCCTTACGTTTGAGGATGGTTGGGCTGAGGGACAGTGTATCCAACCCACCAGGCTTAACGAAGTAAGTCCCCAGGCCTTCCAGGAAGTAGCAGTGGCGGGTAAACTTCATGCAGTCGTCTACCGAGGCTTTCCCTTCAGGGACTTCTTGTCCTTCTTCCGGGTTATCCACCATCAAGTCTTTCAACAGACCCTGGATCAGATCCTTGGTGAAATCCTGGTTAACATACTGAACTTTGGCACCGAAGACTTCCCAGAACAGAATGATGTTAAACAACATCAGACCAAAGGTAGACCCGACTGCTTTACCCTGGAGGACTGGGTGGAAGTCTGCAGGGAACTCGTAGAAGTCATCCATCTCGAACAGAGGGCGTTCCACGTCCCCTTCAATGGATACCTTACCCCCATCGATGTTGGTGTAGTACATGCCATCTTCTACCCACACCGCATAAGGGATGTTCTTGAACTGACCGCTGGAGTCTTCGTCTTCGAACTGAATCGAGATAATAGACTGCACAGCAGCTTTCTCGGCGTAACCTTGGTTGGCTAGCCAGTGTTTATAGAAAGTAAGTTTATTCATTCTCGAGTACCAGGTGATTAACCAGTTCCTCGGCCTTGATCAACGCTAAGTGATTGGTGTACACCTCGTGCACACGACCCAGCAGCTGATCACGAACCTGGTTGTTGTTGAGATCGCTGATCAAATAGATGCCAATCAGCTCACGGATGTACTGAATAGGCATGGGGTCTTCAGGATCGTTCTCCAGAAGCCCTACAAGCTCGTCCTGGAAGAAGTTGATGAACGACTCTACCGATCCCCCTAGTTGACCGTTATTCTTGATGTGGTGGTACGCCAGGGTGTCCTGGATAGTCACCAGGTTACCTTTCACCCGCTTGACGATGTTATCCGGGAGACTAACCGAAAGGTCTTCACCCGCCAGGTTATTACGGATGGTAGTGAGAGTAACTTCAGACACATCCTGGATCAGCAGCTCGTAAGTGTCCAATGGGACTTCATCACCCACGTATTTACCGAACACTAACAGGAAGCGATCGACAGGAGGAATGTCCATTGCCTCGAGGCTATCACGCAAACCAATCAGGTCTTCGTAACCATCCATCTCGAAAAAGAACTGTCCTATCTTACAGAGCTCAGGGAGATATTCCGCTGTGACGTAATCTTCGTCCAACGTAAATCCGATTTTCTTGAGCAAGTTAATTGTATTGTTAATTAGCTGTTCATAGACAGCTAACTTCTTATTTGGCAGGTCCAAGTTAGGATCCAGTAGGATATCTTGGACAATACCTGGCAGTAACGACTGCGGCCTACCCATCAAGGTATCCATGTCGATCTCACCAGGTTCCTCGCCGAGCTGATCGGGGTCAGCCAACAAGATTAAATTAAACGCCTCAACTAATACTTTGGCCTGTGGTTCAGGTATGTTTACTTTGAACTCATCCCAGAGACCACCAATCACGCTGGAAGCGAGATCTTCTCCTTCCTGCATTATTACCGTGTCGTTGGCTTCAACCAGCATAATTCATTCTACCTTTGGTTTATAAAGGAACATAGCATTCATGGCTAACAAACAGCAAAGCATGCAAGCACGTAAAGCCCAACGCCAAAAGGCTAAAGCCAAGGGTCGTGCTGACAAAGCCAAGGGCGCTCAACGCCCAGCCACCGCACAACCTACTGGCTCCCAGCTCCAGTACCAGATCGCCACCAAGGGTATCATCGCTACTGCTCGCCGCTATAGAAAAGCCAAGCGTGCGAAAGACGCCCACAATGGCAAAGCACCGACCAACCTGGAAATCCTGCAGAGCCAGAGCCAGGCCATCGAAATGATGTGCCCAGTCCACGCCGGTATCGAAGTAGCGACCATTCTGGTAGCCGAAGGCAAACTGCAGCTGGAACAGGCTGACTACGACGCCATCGCCAAGTTCGACGAAGCCATCGTCAAGATCGCTGAAGACATCCAGGCCCTGCAGATCCTCATCGAAGCCGAACAGACCTTCGAAGACTTCTGGGAACTGCATGTCGAGTACATCGACAAGCTGGCCGACATGTTCCAGTTCCGTATCCCGGAAATGATGGAAGTCATGCGTCCTCGTTCCCCGGTAATCAACCAGTACGTCCAGGAACACACCCTGCCTGAAGAGAACGAAATGCAGTTCTCCATGCGCATCCACCACGAACGCCTCCAGCGCGTTGCGCCGAAGTACCGCACCATCGCCCAGCCGGAAGTACCGGAAGATCTGGCGGAAGAAGCGGCTGAAGGCGAATTCATCGAAGCCGGTGAAGTCTCCATGGCTGAACTGCACCCGGCTACCGAACCCGCTCCTGTGATCAAAGACCTGAACTAAGGAATAAATAGATGGAAGATATCCACCTGCCCAACGAAGACGCCAGCAAGGCTCCAGCCGAAGAACGTCTGGTTGTCGATGAGCCCAAAGGTATCCCCGTGCAAGAACCTGTCAAGCGCACCGCCAAGGTCAACGAGGTTCACACTCCGGCCAATACCACCATGGCCATCCCGGTGCCGCCGCAGGCGACTATCGTTCGTGCCCTGACCGAAAAGGAAAAGAGTGATGGCTTCATCACCATCTTCCTGGGTAACAGCAAAGAGTCGCACGACCTGGCTAACCAGCTGCTGACCCCATACATCGAACTGCTCACCATCCGTCGTATGGTCGAAGCACAAGATGTGGAACCGTCGGTGCTGGCGAAGAAGGAAGAAGACTGGGCTCGTTACGTCGAAGAGAACTACCCAGGCAAGACCGTCGAAGAAATGACCGACTACGCAGCTTCGCTGATGGAGTTCAAGTCGGAACTGCTCGACGAGCTGCGTGTGCGCAGTAACGCTATCCGCGAAGAAGACATCTCCAACGTGTCCAACCGCGGTGTGTCGGGTACTGGTCACCTGATCACCGGTGACATCGTCGGTCGTAAGCCTACTCGTTCGGTAGGTAAGGGCATGAAGTCTTCGGAAGTCATGCGTCGTAGCAGCATTGCTGCTGAAGACGGGGTACTGACCTACGACCTGGAGTTGCGTAACTCCTTCACCAAGATCACCTTCACCCGTCCGAACAAACTCGAGATGGGTAACATCATCAACGACATCCGCGCAACCATCAAAGGTTTTGTCCGTCAGGTGAACAACAACTCGGGCACCTTGGCCCGTGTTGCGGCAGCTCGAGTGATCTGGTCGTACATCGTCAAGAAGATGACCTACTCCAGCGTCAACGACATTGCAGACTTCAGCCAGCTGACTGCGATCATTCGTTGGAGCGACATGGAGCACATCGCCATGGGTCTCCTGCATGCCTTCTCGCCGAAAAGCGTGAACATGCACCTGCGTTGCTTGTCGCCTAAGTGCGACTGGAACGAGTTCGCCCAGGTTGACCCGGAGCGCATGGTCCACTGCCGTCACCACCACACCACTGATGCAGAAGCAGCGGTGTATGCGAACATCTTCAACAACAAGGCCACCCTGTCCACCCAGGAAACCTTGGCGTTGATCAAGAACGCAAACTTCGGCCTGGATTCTAACCGCGTCTACAACGAGAACAACTCCATCTACATGGAACTGGGCTCGCCGTCGCTGTCGGAAGCTTTCCAGACCTTCGACTACTTCGTTGGTCAGATCAACCCGAAACTGGGTGAACTGCGCAGCAAGGTCCTGGACCCGGAAGAGTTCGAGACCCAACGCAACATGCTGCTGCAAGGTGTAGGTGCTTCCGAGTACATGCACTGGATCTCCAACTACGTGTTGGTAGGTGAGCCGGGTAGCGATGAGAAAGACATCGCATTGGAGCGTTCGCAACAGGACGACCAGAACGATTACAACCAGGGTCTCCTGGACGTGATCAAGGACAGTCCGTTCTTCAACAAGCACTTGACCAAAGCGGTGTTCTCCAAGACGCCGTTCCTGTCGAAGACTTTCGTTGGTTTGCAGAACTTCGAATGTCCGAAGTGCAAGAAGAACATGGAAGAATTCCACGACAGTCAGCGTGTTCTGGAACGTAAGTTGGGCTACACCCCAATCGACCCGATCATGAGTTTTTTTATCCATATCCAGCTTCTGATGGTGGTGGACACCACGGAGGCCATGGAAGCACGGGTAGAAGCCCTCTCCGAATAGAGCCAGTCGGCACAGACGGGAAGATCCAGTTCAGTCGGGTGCATGAAGGTGTGACACGGAGCCTGTTAGGTAAACCGATCGATCACCTCACACCCGAGGCTCTCATGCTCAACGAATCGATGATGCATGATCTGAACATGGAGTATTACAACCCCAAGACCCGCACTCCGTTCTCTTCGATTGCATACCACCCCGCTGAAAATGAGTTCTACCATCAGTGGTCGATTGAATCTGTTGGCGAGTACTACGGGTACCACAAACTGAGTGAAGTTATACCAGTGCGTGACTACCTGTTGCTCCCTAACTGCATTGTTGATGAATTCGTCAAGGCTGTGAGTAATGGCTTAGACAAACGCGACAAAGTAGAGAAGGAGCGACGACGCGAACAGAATCCTGGAGGCTTCAGCAAAGACCAATTGGAATTGCTTAAGGCTGCAGGACTGGATGTGGGTAAATTGGGTAAGCCTTGATCCCTTTGTGGCCTCTGTCCGCCGCTGGCGGGCAGGGGTCATCTTATGCTGATCAGCACTGATTTATTACGCGTACAGAAGAGGACTCCTCAGATGGCCAAAGAACCTACCTCCCAGGAACTTCAGAAAACTGAAGGCCAGGAAAACACCAACACCGAAACCGCCAAGGATCCGATCGAGATCCCGAACGAAGCCGGTGAAACCAAACAGAAAGACAACGGCGGTGAATACGTCGCCCCGACCACCCAGAACGTAGGCACCAACCTGGGTAACCTGTCGGTACCGGCTGCTGCTCCTGCTGCCAAGCCTACCGAACCGGTCAAGATCAACACCCAGGGCGAGAACGGTACCAAGGACGAGGCTTCCTACGAGAAGACCCCTGACGTGGTAAACGTAGCGCAGATGATCAATGCCAAAGGCGACCTGACCACTGACGTCATCGCCGACCGCATTGCGCGCCACATGCTGTACCTGACCGACAAGCGTTCCTTCAAAGACGACAAGCAGCGTCTGCAGGAACAGGCTTCCTTCATGGAAACCGTCGGCAACTCGCTGCAGCTGGATTTCCCTCAGCACGCTCTGGTCACCGACCTGCTGCTGAACCAGATCCGCGAAAACCTGGAAGTGTTCGCCAGCGGTGACGCCTTCAAGTTCATGCGTGAGCTGGAGAAGATCCGTTACCCAATGGAATCGATCCGCTTCTACCAGCGGTACATCACGTACCTCACCAAGATCATCCAGCACTACAAGACCCCTGCCCGCCTCAAAACCCACGTCGACCTGGCGTATGTTGCTGACGGTCTGACTCGTGTAGCGAAGGAAAACATCCAACAGTACTACACCAAAGTCGCCAACCGTTAAGGAACCCGTCATGATCGACTCCAGCAACTTCGAGGTAGACGAAGCCACCTTCGAACTGCCTGACCTGCCACACGTCAACGTCATGATGGACGCGATGGATGACTCGGTTGACCAGATGAGCGACGACCCTGACGTCATCGACGGCACCGAGCGCCTGAACCTGACTGCCGCTCAGCGTTATGCTGAGGGTGTGCTGTTTGCCAACGGTATCGTTCGTGCTTCGGCATTGACCGGTAACGAAGGTGTGTTCTCCGCCATCGGTGATGGTCTGGGCGCTGTGTGGGACTTCATCGTGAAGACCTTCAAAGCGATCTGGAACTTCTTCTTTGCTCGCGACAACGACAAGATCGCTGACGAGACCAAAGCAGGAATCGACGGTAACAACAAGGACGCCCAGGATGCCGCCAACGGCACCCAGTCCGACGAAGACGCCAAGAAGCAAGCAAGCAAGATGGCTTCCATTGCCGCCGAAGGCGGTGATGCAGAACTGGCCAAAGAGCTGCGCGAAGCGAAGAGTCCGAAAGAACTCAAAGCTTCGATCAAGAAAGCTCTGAAGAAGATGGCTCACCTCAACGAGAAGGGCCTGGCCAAAGCCAAGAACGCAGTGAAGAACGCCATCACTGCTAAGAGCTCCTTCCTCAAGATCGTCAGCGACGACAAAAACACCAAGTTGAATGATGCCAACGACAAGATGATGGAAAGCGACCACCCGGCCGCCCACCTGCTCATCGAGATGGAAGCAGAAATCAACAAGGCGATCACTCGTGACCACACCTTCATGCCCAAGCTGCAAAAGGCCATGGACCTGAAGGAAGTCAACGACATCGTCCAGTTCGGCAAAGATATCGACTCCAACGTCGAATCGATGCGTGGTCTGGGTCGTGCGTTCAATCAACGCAAATCCAAAATGCAATCGGTTATGGCCGAAACCGAGAAGCGTGCTGCTAAAGCAAAAGACGCCAAAGACAAAGCCGCACTGAAGCAAGAACTTGCTGCCCTGCGTGTCCTGGTTAACCAGGCTGTCAAAGTGTCCAAGCTGATCGAAGCTTCTAACCACCGTCTGCTGGTTGCTCACACAGAACTGGTGGAGATGCTGGGTCTGTAAGTACCAAAGCATATATAACCCCTACCCAGGCTCCCGAAGGGCCTGGGTAGGGGTTATAGCTGTTATGCCGCCATTGGAAGCATTACTTCACCTTCTACTGGGTTCATCAGGATTTCACGACGACGACGCAGTTCTGCCAATTCATCGACCATTCCCATTTCGCCCAGACGCTCTTCGAACACTGCTGCCATCTGATCTACTTCTGGGAAGCGGAACAGTTTGTGCGACAGGTTGATAGCATTAGCTGCAGGACTGCTGGCGTAGTTCACTGCAATCTCACGCAGCTGCATCTCGTCTGCACCTTGGATCTGATACACTTCCATCATGGTTGTATGGTTGCTGACGTTTTCGGTCAGTGTACCGGTTGGGTATGCACCCTCCACGTCCAAGTCGGAAGTAGCTGCTCGACCTTGGCTTTGAACATCGAACAGACCACCGAAGATAAACATACCTTGGCTGGCGTTCTTCTCGGTATCGAGCAAAGCAATCCAATCGCCCAAACCAGGGAGACGGCTGGTGAAACGAGTATCGCGTTGCGAAGGAGTCGAACCCCACACATAACCGTGGTCACGTGCAATGAAGCTAAGGGTGTCCGAGATAAGCTTAGGCTGCGACACGAAGTTGAAGTATTCGGAATAACGCAACAGCATCGGCAACGACAAGGTGAAGTCGAAGGTCTTTTCATTGATCTCTTCGATAGGCCAGTTGTCAGCGATGTTGTAAGACGCATACAGATACTTGTAGTCGGTCTGCATACCACGGTGCCACTGTGGTGTGCCATTACCCCAATGACGTCCTTCGTCGGTGTACAGCTTGCCTGGTACTTCTTCGCGGTTGGAGATTGCTTCCAACGAATAGCTTTCCAACTTACCGAACGGGAAACGTTTAATAGCGTAAACAGACATTGCATCTGCCCACTGCCATTTCGCCATGGTCCGTACTGTTGGGAATTTCTCTTGTGGTTCCAGTGGCGTACGGTCACCGTTCTCTTTAACCTTGTGGGTACGACCCAGGTCCAGTTTGTAGTAACGGAAGTCTTTCGGAATGCTCTTGTCGCAATAGACCTCTTCGAGATCATAACCTTCACGACGCAAAGCTTCGTCACATGCAGTCATGTCATAGCTGGCATTCCACGACGCCACCCAGTCCGGTTCCCACTCATGGAACTTACCGATACAGGCTGCTACTACTTGACCCGGTGTGTCAAACAGTTCGTAGACGATCTTACATTGACGACGGTCGACGTGTTCTTTAAGGTACTTGTCTTCCGATTCTTTTAACTTGCGTAGGATCGTTTCATCGTCTTCTTCTTTGAACCAACTCCGTACCCCCGCCCAGTATGCTTTGGTCTTCATGGTGACCGAAGCCATCATAATAGGTTTGTCCGGATGGAACATATCCGCTTCAACGTCAAACGCTGCTAACGTGTACGGTTCCTTCTCCTGGATCTCCCCATACTTCTCGAAGAACTTACGTTTAAAGTGTACCGGTGGTGTTTGGTCCAAACCGAATACATACTGTTCACTGCTAACGTCGCGAATAGTCGCTTTATAGTCGGCAGCTCCGTACAGTTGCTTCTTGACTTCAAATGGGATCTTACAACGGGGCAGGTTATACTCGCGCACCATCGAGTTACGAATGTAATCTTTGTGTTGCTTGAACTTCCGATGCGGTTCTTTAACGATCCACATCGGCTGTTTATAATTCTCCATCGCAATAAAAGAATTACTGCGGGTACCGTCTTCATGGATGTTGGTGATCTTGGCACACAACAGGTCTTTATTACGGTCAAATTTGTGCTTACTGTAAGCGGCACTCTTACAAACCCGTGCAACGACAGGCGAAGTGTTCTTGATCATTGGACTACCTGCATTTTATGCCGACTTTTAGCGCTATACTCATGGCGCCCCAGTTAAACTAAAAAGGAGTATCGCGATATGATTTCAATGGACTTCCTGACCGGCCCACGGGAGGGGATGGAATTTATTGATTTCCAGTCCGCGGACTTCTACGACAAACTTTCTGGGTTCCTCGAATCCAATATCAACTCTGCAAACGTGCTGTCGAAAGACTCTGCAGAAGGTATACTGAAAATTGTTGAGGAGTTCACCGGATTCAGGAACGTCAAGATCCACTTCACCGAGACCGGTAACCTGGCAGTAAACGTGGCGTACTTCTCGCCTAACCACGTGTTCAACAGCGACATGGCTGAAGCCCTGCTCAAGCCTACGCAGTCGTCGTTGTACCAGTGGTTCACCCAGAACAAAGAAAAAGTCTTCAAAGGTTCGGTTAACTACCGGACAGGTAAAGTGGAAGGTGCCTTCCGCGACGTACCCATTGATCTCTATATCAACGTCAACCTCGACGCCTCCTTCCCAGCCGAACACCGTGACAAATACGGTGTCCCGATACACGGTCTGTTGGCCGGAGGGATCGCTCACGAGAAAGGCCATTGCTTCGGCGCTTGCGCATTGATGGCCACTGCGGTGAAGGATAACTTCCTCGCCAAAGCTGCGTTGACGTTCTATAAAACGCGCACCAACATCGAAGACCGTGTGGTGGTGTTGCAGGACATGAATAGCCTCCTGGATCTCAAACCAGCGAAGCAAAGTGAACTGCAAGCGCTCGCACAAGATGAAGACGAATCGACCGCTATTATGTATTTCAACAAACTTGTGGTACAGCGCAATCAAACCCGCGCTCTGTCCCTGGGTGTTGAAACCATGTCCTCTGAGGTCATGGCTGATGCCTACGCGATCCGTATGGGTTGCGACAAGGCTATCCTGGCGGCTATCGGTACCTTCGTCGATAAAGGTTGTATCCAGGTCGTAATGGAATCCTTCATGGCAGCGTGCTTCTACACCTTGTTTGCAGGTGCCATGCTGTTACCTATCGTCCTGGAGATGATCGTAGCGGGAGCGCCGTTGGCTATCCTACTGATCACGGGTGTATTCACCTTTGGTATCGCGATGATCCTCGATTACTTCTTTAAAGGGTATTCTGGGATCTACAACGCCGGTCACCGTCGTTTCGAAGATGCCATGCGTCAAATGATCCACAAGTTGAAAGAAGTCAAGATGGACAGCAAGGAGAAAGCACAGCTGCTGCAAGACCTTGAGAAGTTCATCCAGATCAACAAGACCCTGCGTCCTTGGTACGACCAGACCATCACCCATCGTTTCTATGGCTGGCTGTTCAACGGTCGTGACTTCAAGCGTCAAGAAGTAGAACACTACACCCAAGCTCTCGCCAACAACGAAATGAACGTATTGGCTGAAAAACTCAAAACCCTCGCCTAAGGAGTCGCGCACATGTCGCATCTGGCCCTCGTTATCAAATGCAAGCAAGAACTGGCAGAAGCTGGTGTTCTGTGCGCCGTTCAGCAATCCGAGCTGCTGAGCGAAGCTTACATCCGTGCAGGGATCGCCTACATCCACCGTCACGGTAACGTCCTCACCCAGGACATCGAGAAACGTATCTGGAAGATGCTGGACAAGTGGAACTCGGTTTCCCCGATCAACGCTCCCTTCATCAACCAGTCGATCATTCAGCGTCTGAACCTGCTCCAAGGTGCTCTGGCCAACTTCGGCGCACTGCCTTGCCCGAAAGCGTTCACTGCGGTGGCTGAACTGCCGGAAGAACGTTCCCTCGACGTCGGCAAACAAGCCTGGTTCCAAGACCTGGTGGATTACCTGGTAAAAGAGATGGAGGCTTGCCATGAGTGATGAGGCTGGCGCCCAACTCGATTCTTATAAACAGATCGACCATGCCAACCCCACCGATGGTGTAAAACCTGGCGACGGCGAACAGCGTATCGACCTGACCGAGTACTACAAAGAGACCGGTCAGGCTGAAGGCACTGTAATGATGCAGGGTTACGAAGAGATCAGCCTCGGACGTCTGTCCAAGCGTATTGCAATGCTTATCAAGCTGCAGGGGGCTGAGGCCTTCGATCCCTTCCCTTCCGAACGCAACACTGTCGCCGGGCAAGAAGGTTTCTTCCACACAATCTCCGAGAAGTTCAAGGAGATGATCGAAGGAATCATCAAGTACATCAAAATGGCGATCAACTGGATCATTGACACCGTTAAGAGTTTCTTCGGTTTCCGTAAGAGTGCGCGTATCACTCGGGAGATTGATGGGAAGCTTGCGGAACTCAAGGAACAGTTCGAAGAAACCATGCTCGGTCTGGGTTTCCCGAAAGACCATTACAACGTTGAGAACTTCCTCGGTACGTTGCCTGCTGGTAAGAACGTCAAGTTCCAATTGCTGCTGTTAAAGAGCAAGTTCGAAACTGACCAGGAAAGCATCGACGGTATCAGTGCTGCCCTTCCTCTGTTGGCGCAGGCAGTCGGTAAGCTGCGTCAGTCAAATGACAAAGCCATGGCGGCTACCAAAGGCCTGAAGAGGGTCATCAACGAAGAGTACACCCGTACGCGGGTACGCAAGTCTACCAACCAACGTGTGGACAGCCAGAACTCTACCGAAGCCAACCGCATCACCAAGGCTATCCAGGAAGTGAAGACTGCCCTGGACACTGATCCTATCGTTGATATCCTGGGCAAGGTCTTCGAGACCCTGTACAAGATCAAGTTCAGCAACGAAGAGCTCAGTAACGGTTTCGATAAGGTTCGTACTCAACTGCGGAACAGCATCAAGACCGAAACAGTCAAGATCGCCCCGCAAAACGTTACTCACTTGCTCACCGGTATTCAATACCTGAACAAGCGTTATCTGGAAATCTCGGATAACGAAGTGGACCTGTCGAGCATCAACTGGAAAGCTTTGGGCGATGTGGTCGATAAGACGGATTCCGACAAGATCAAAGCCATGGCTGACTACTACGGTTATCCTGCACTCCTGGCTAACTACCAGGGGATGACTGTGGAAGTTCGTAACTTCGTTCAGTACTGCTTCAACGTGTCGAACTCGTTGATGACCGTGCAGAAGCAAGTCGAGAACTTGGTAGGCTGGTACAACCGTACCCACACCTACTTCTACGCTGGCGTGATGGAAGACATCGATACCTTGATCGCCATGGTAGAAGATGCCAAGTCCAAAGGTCACAGTCCCCTCCTCAACAAACACGGCTTGCCGCAACAGCTCTTGTTCATCAAGGAAGCTGATGCGCTGACCCTGATGGAGAAACTGTCTTCTAACCTTAACTTCGCTATCGAGAATGATGTGGCGGGTGTTAAGACGTCGATCAACAATTTCTCCAAACAAATCGGATGGGGTAAACAGATATGACCTGGGAACAAGTCCTCGAAGAGAAGGTCAAGGCGGAAGAGAGTGTCCGTCAAACCTGCGAGAACACCAAAGCCTTCATGAAAGAAGTGCAAGGTGGTCTGAAGCTTGCGGTGGCCAAACGGATCATTGAAAAGATCTGGGGCATGGGTGTACAGGGTCGCAAGATGGTGGCGCAGTTGTCTGCCAGTTTCCCTGAGCGTAACGTAGAAGTCATTCGTTACGAGAACCTGCCCAAAGAAGCCATCCCCAAGTTGGTGGGTCACGTCGAGCCTTGCCAGGCTTTCTACAGGGTCGCCTTTGAGTATATCAATGAGCTGATCAAAGAGATCCTGGAACTGTGTCAACGTGCAGACGCCAACGACCAACTGGCTCAGCGGCATTTCAACGAGATCCGCAAGAACGTGTTGAAGTATGTCGACATCGTGCTTTACGATTCGGTGAACTTTGCCACTATCCAGGCGGCTACCAAATGGGCTGATCTGAACCTGTCGTCGATCCGTGTTGATGACGGTGACTACATGTTCATGACCGAGTTCCAGGAAGAAGTAGGACGTGCCCAAGATGACGTTCTACGTCGTATGCACACCTACGGCGATAACTGGACGGCCATCAGTTCGATCGAGTACCACGAAGAGGATCACTTGCACCAAATCAAACTGGTGTACCTGTTCGCGGAATACTTGCACAACCTGGTAAAACCACCAGCGGCTGAATAAGCGACTATACCCTCCTGCCCCGTTAAGGGCAGGAGGGTATATAGCTGCACTTAGTTTTGTTTCAGTACAACCATGTTGCGGTCGTGCGGCATGAACGATACGTCAATAGCTTCCTGCACCGACACCAGACGATCGCTCGACAGACGCAGTACCTTACGGATACTGAAGCCGGTCAGGTCGTTATCGTTACTGATGATGTCCACGGTGCTATCACCCGCCAGAGCGTTCAGGTTAATACCTTTAACTTCGGCTGGTGCATGTTGACGCAATGCTTCAATGATCTCAGCGGTAGAAATCGTCGTCGCATCGAGCAGAATCTCGTTGAGGACTTGCGGCGTAGTGTCCAACAACGATTGCTTGAGGTTAGCGTTCTTATACCCGGACTGGTCGAGGTAGTAGATAACAACGAACTGCAAGTCTTGCTTGAGGTAAGACTGGAAGTTGCTGTTGATGATAACCTGTTTGCTGCCGATCTTGCTACGGGGTTGGAAGAACAGGCCCGTACGGTCCAAGGACACCGAGGAGAAGAATGCCAAGTCTTTGCTGATGACATCGACGAAGTAATCTTTGGTCTCCTTAGCGAACTCTGCATCGTAGTCGTCGGAGGAGAAGTAGTACGCACCATCAAAGCCGATGAAGTCCAAATGGTACTTAAGGTCACGTGGGGCGAGTTGAACGTATTTGTTGTTCTCGTCCTTTACGTAGTCACCCTTCACATACTTGTACACCGGGAACCCTTGCGAGTTCTTCATCGGCTCACCAGCCCGATGTTCTACGATCACATCACCGTTGTCATCCAGAACCAGGAAACCTTCGTCGTCACGCTTCAGCTTATCTTCAGTGTAAACGTCGGGGACATCCACGGTGTACTTCTGGTATTGGGCTTCACCCACCAGAGGCCGCACACGGCTATACAGATTCTGCAAGCGGCTACCCAGCACTACGTTGTAGCTGGTTTCAATCAGTGCTACCTGGGTGTTGGCATACAGACTCTGATCGATCTTCGCATCAGACGCAGTATCGGTCAAACGAGGATCACCCTGGAACAAGAACAGGAACGTCATGTCCAGGTTCAGCGCACTACCCACACTATTCTGCACGTTGCCGTACATACTGAAGTTGTTGAAGTAGAGAATGTCGTTGACATCCACGTCGAAGCGGGTGTCCAGCTTGAACTGCCAGATACGTTCGCCGTCTTCAGTCATTCCATACAACGTCGCTTTCATGTTCGCCAGGGTGCTGGAGTCCACGATGTTGATCGACAACTGCATGTTCAGACTGTCGTTATCCAGCTCTTTATAGCTCTGAGTGGATTCCGTGACGATGGTGATCAGGTAACCGTCATCCTGGTGTTCGATGTCGATAGACCCGATGCCTACCTCGATCCCCAACGCTGAGTTCTCAGCAATGAAGGTCTGGTGTTTGAATGCTGGAGCATCCAGGTGGTAGGTACGCAACACAGCTTGGTTGTTGGTAGTGTCCAGCACGTAGTAGAACGGCAGGTACACCAACGTCTGGGTAGCGATCAATTCCACCAATTGCTCACCGGTATAACCCGCGTAAGCATTCTTGGTCATTTGGTTGACCAGCTGGGTGGTGTAATCAGTCACGTTAAACAACACGTTGTGTGGAATGGTAATACGTTTACCGTTATCCAGCACCACACCACTGGCGACCAAGTCGTTAGCCGAACCCAGGTAACTGCCCACGAAGCACGACATCGGAGCAAAGAACTTCTTGTTAGCTTGCTGTTGCAGTTCCTTGGTAACCGCGTACTGTCGACCGGTCAAGTAGTCGATCGCTTTGACCGCACCGTAACCATAAGTCTGGACAGTACCCACCAGGTTGCTGTCAGTAACAGGCAGACTGCGCACACGCCGACCTTGCAGGAAGGATTCCTTGATCTCCACGAAGGTAGGAGGAGCACTACCGCCAGTGGTGACGTCTTTAACGCCCCAAGCAATACCACCCGAGTTACGAATACCTTCTGAGTAAGGACCCAGACGACCAGCACCATAACGGTAGTCCTGGTAGTTGACCTCAGCCTCAGCCAGTGGCACGTCTCGCAGGTCTTTGGTCATCGCCCCTTTGGTGGTGTAGGTATAGATGTTGATTGTCCCAACACCTGTGCCGTTGACGATATAAACGTCGGGGATCTCGTAGACAAACTGCTTGGTAGTGGAATCCACATCCAAAGACAGAGTCACTGCGTTCTGGTCGAACACGTCCTGGTTGTAAGCCACTGGGAGTTCTACCAGGGTAGTGCTGTTAGCGCGACGCAGGAAAGCCCTTACGTTGTACAGGTTGTCGCTATAAGCAATGGTGCCACGGCAACCCGATGACAGGTTAGACGTGATCCCTTCATCTACCTTGCACACCAACTGACGTGCTGGGACATCAATGGTCAAATAGTTCTTACCATTGATATTTCGTTGACCTCGTTTCAGGATGTTGTCCGAGATCGGGGTAACGGGGTTGCTAGTGGTATCGTCATACACCACTTGGAAACCTGTGGCCTGGCGGTAACGGATCTCGATACCGTTTTCAATGGCAAAGGTGAAACCGTTGAACGTAACTTCGGTGTCTTTCGGAATCAGCAACATTTGGTAGGTAACTGTGCTGCGTCCCACAGTAGCAGTCACGGTCTTGGCCAAAGCGGTGAAAGCTTCGTACTGAATACCCAGCAACAGGGTTACGTTAGAAGGGGTACCAAACAAACCGACCTTCTCTTCGTCACCCATGTGTTTGGACAAATCCGCGATGTTTCGAGCATGCGCACCAAACACCTTAGCGATACCGTCATCTACCCGAGACAAAAAGCCATAGGTGGTACCGATGATCAAGTCGGCACAGAAGACTGCTGGGTGAGTCTTGCTGTTGAGGCCTACACGACGATCGAACCAAGCGGTCTCGATACTGTTAATGCATTGGTCGATACCCCGTTCAGGGTTATCTGCCAAACTGATAAGTTCTTGTTGCGTGGTAATAGCCATTAAACACGACTCCAGTATTCCATCTCCATGGTATTCGGATTGATCCATGGGTAGGCGTGATAGTTGCCAACGAAGTATTCGCTGAAGTCCAAACGCTTGTAGTGCTGCTCGCGTACGCTTGGGTGCATGTTCGGGTTGAAGGCGATGGTAATCCGATTGAAGCGATCCACTACCCGCAAGTTGTTATAACGGAAGCCAACACTGGGGAAGGTGATCTCCAGCTCGTCTTGACCTTGACCACGTAAGTGATCCTGGGTTCGGTCGATAGTGGCAAAGGCACCTGACGGGTAGGTGTTAGGCCAGCAATAACCGTTGTTGAAAATACCCTCAACGTTACGCATGTTCTTGTTGAGGATAACCGTGAAGATAGTCGCATCAAAGTCACGGTAGTTTTGGATCAAGGCGTCGTCGTAAGGTTCCATCCCTTCGTCACCCAAAGACACCCCGTCGATGTAGTGGTTCCACACATCAAACATAAACGGCAGGATGTTGGGTTTGCACGGCTGGAAGCTCATGCGCATGTCGAAGTCGTAGTTGACTTTCAAGATGCCGTCGACGTACTGGTAGACTTCTTTACGGATACCTGGCGTGGAACGTGCGACGTTCAGACTGACATCCGGGAATCCGCTGCACACTTTAACCAGGTTGGTAACGGGAGCAATCCACGGATAGAACGGATCGAGGAAATCCACCGTAGCACTGTTACCCCGAGCCCAAACTGGATCTAACACTCCCTTTACGTAGGCCTGTAAGGTGTTTGCCGGAGGCGACACTAAGGTCTGTAATTGGGGGTGCAACTCCACGTTTGCATCAGATAAATTGAGGTTTGGGCGGTTCATGAACACCAATCCTATGGTGTCGTCAGGGATGGGGGTCATCTGCTGCCCCGGACCTAAAATTCTCACGCCCCTCAGCAGGTTAATGAGCGCACTCCGATACCCAGGTCCGCCGTTTTCCCGAAAGGCGTAATCCAGATAATCTTCTACCGTTTGCCCGGTCAGTGGATTACTGGGAGCTTGGTTGCCAGGTGTACTGTCAAACCATCCATTGACTCTTCTCGGATCGTCGGCCATTTCGCTACTTCCTAAATATAGAGGTATTCTTTCATGATTGGACCAGTTCTGAACTTTGGTTCTTTACTGCTGGGTGTCGTAAGCAAGTTTTACCCAGATAGCAAAGACATAACGTCTGCCGCAAACGTCGCAGACCGGGTCGCGCATTCATACAATGTGGTATCCACCACCTCTGTTCACGAGAGCGCACAACGCTCTGTAATCGCCCCAATGGTGGCGATCGAGGCCGGTGCGGTACACCAGGAATACATGAGCGATCTCATCCAGATCATCATGTTGCGTGACATCGTCGCCACCCTCACCCACCTGTCGCTCCAGGGTAGCCTGGGCATGGGTGTCAAGGTTGAAAACCTCATCGGTTCGATCAACCCAAAGCGTGCTGGTCTGCTGGCGCTGGCCGGTATCGAAGCCATGGATACCAACATCCGTGCCGGTAACGAAGAAGCCAAAGTTCCTGAAGTCCTTAAAGCTGACGACGGCGTCGAATACGTCAACGTCGGTGGCAAGTCGATGCCTGACCTGGCCGAATACGTTCCGCTGGCTGTCGGCAAAACTGTGCTGGCTTCGGTACAAGCCGAGAACGGCAACAAGTACGACTTCCCACTGACCTTCCGTCAGATCCCTGTGCCGATGAGCATGAAGGACCTGAAGTTGGTGTTCAGTGCGGCCAAGTCGGAAGATGGCATGTTTGCCCGTATGCTGATGGTCAAGACCGGTGAGATCACCGTACCTGATCTGATCTCCGGCAAGGACATCATCAAGGAACGCTTCAAGATCAAGAACGAGGACATGTCCGGTTACTACCGTGAAGCCATGGCCCGTGAAACTAACAACCGTATCGCTGCTGTGCGTACCGGTGTGATCAGTGTGAACAACCTGGCGAACTCGTTCGTGTTTACCCAGGACGGTGCTACCCAGCTGGAACTGGAAGTCGGTAAACGTTTCTCCAGCCCGTCTGCCCGCGCTGACATCTTCAAGGCGGTCAAGGCCAACACCATCGTCGTCTGCAACGAAGACCGCGGTATGTTCACCTTCTACACCCACGGCGAAACCATGCCAGCGGTATACACTCGTAAAGACCTCGCAGTCAAATCGAAGAAGGACGTAGGTTCCAACTCGATGGCTGACCTGGTCAAACTGCTCAACGGAGGTGTTTGATGGATATTTTGACTTACACCAGCAAGGTGAAGACTTTCTCCGAGTCTGAACTGCAAACCCTGCTGGTTAACTTCCAGGTGAGCTGTAAAGACCTCCTGGCCAACATCGAAAACATCAAGGCGAACAACCTGGATGCGGAGATCGAAGCAGCTGCCAACAGCTGGGTGTTGACCAAGGCACTCGACAAGCACCTGGAATCCAAAGGCTTCCGTAGCTCGACCCTGCTGGCCAACCTGCAGTTCGGTGTCCAGGCTATCAACACCATGATCCCTGGTGTGGAAAAGTTGGTGCGTAGCTACAACACCAAGATCTGGGACGGCAAGCTGGCTACCCTACGTCAGATCAACATCCTCAACCTGATCGAACACATGGACTTCTGGCTGAACTACACCCGGAACGTGTTCGATGTACTGCTGACCATCAACCTGAACAAGGTCGATCCAGCCAAGTACCTGTCGGCTCACGACAGCAAGTGGATGAACGGTACCCTGGACTTCTACAAGCAGTTCACCGTGGACCTGATGAAAGGTTCCCGTGTCATGCTGCAAACCCTGGAAAAGATCCCGGATGTTGAAGTCTCGGAAGTTTCCTTGGATGTCCTGGAATCCACTTCGGGTAAAGCCAACATCGACCTGGTCGGCCGTGGCTTCGGTATCCACAACATCAACCCGGTGTTCTGGATTGGCCTGGGGATGAAGAACATCAACCTGGCACGTATCGACAACATGCGTGACAAGAACCAGACCTACGCAATGAAGATCTCCCAGGCGATCAACCGTCGCGACGGTGTCAACGATCCGCAGATCGATCGTCAGATCGAGATCTACCAAGAGAAGATCGCGCGGAACGAATACACCATCGAACAAATCATCAAGAGCTACGACTGATGACCGAGTTCGCGCTGGTATCCAATGGTTTCGTGGCGAGTGGGATTCCTGATGCCGAACTGACCGGTATTTTCAAGAATCTCAAAGCCCTCAAGAAAGACAGTTATGTTGACTTCACTGTTGTGCTCAAAGGTCATATGGCCGTTGAAGTTATTCGTTGCGTTCGTCGTCTTACTGGCGATTCCTTCCGCGATTGGATGAAAGCCAACAGTGATGGTCCGATCGGCCCGCTGGTCCGCGACCTCCTCAACTACTTGAATGGCAAGGTGGGTTACCACACGGTACACTCTTCCATTGCCATTCAGGAATCCCGATTGACCCAGGTCGATCATTTCCACTCGGCTGTTTATACCCCGACTACCCGTCAGGAAAGTTCCTTGGAGCCGCTGTTGAAGCAAGGCATGTCTTTGCATGACTATGACTTCTATCGACTCATGGCAGGCATCGGTGCGGTGGACATCGCCCGGATCTTCTTACTCTTAGGCGGGGAGAGCTACTATGCCTGACGCAAGCGAACTTCAACTGGCTGCCGAGATGGCGGTTATCTCCACAGCTAAGTCTGCCGAACTGGTGGAGCTGGCTGGGAGTACCGACCGCCTGCAGCGCATTCAGGAGGACCTCGACGACCGCAAAGACAACGTGGAAATCGTGAAGCGTATCCTGACCGCCACCCAACCTCATCAGTTGGACATGGCGGAAGCAGAACGCATCGACCAGCGTCTGGAACGGGCTGAGGTAGAGATCCCTGCTGTGAGTGAAGCAGAAGGGGTTCTTGGAGCCGAATGCCTGGGCCGTAGTCTGATGGTCAACGATTTCTTCACTACCCGTCTGATGGGCTGTGAGAACTTCCTGGCTAACTTCTACCAGCAAGCACGTCAGATCACCCAGTTGATCGGCGCAAACTTCAAAGAAGTCTACCTGGTCCTCACCGAAAGTGTCGACAGCCTCGAGAAGCAAGTGGATCTCCTGGAGAAACAAATCCAGGCGGCACCCAACTTCAAAGCTGGTACTGACCGTATTGCCCTTGGCGTGCGTCTGTACAACCTGCTCAAGGTAAACGGCAAGATCAGTGAAGACTGGGTCAGCAACATCAGTAAGCTGCACAGCTCTATCCAGGGCCTGAGCACCAACTATTACCTGAACAGCAAAAACAACCTCAACGCCACCCTGAGTTACTTCGGTGGTTTCGCTGACGTTGATGATGTGGCAGGTAAGGAACGCTTCTTGTTGCTGCCGAAGGCTATCCCTTCGACTCGCTTTAAGGAGTGCACCTACCCGAACCGCGACAACAGCACTAACACTGTGTTGGCGAAGCAATCGGTAGAGTTGATGGGCGGCGCTTACTTCGTTGACGGTCGTCGCGAGAAAGTCAACCTGGAACCGAAAACGGTCGAGCAGGTAGAAGGTTACATCCAGGGCTACGTAGATTTCGATTTCACGGGCTTTGAGAACAAATCCACCGTAGAGTATCCGAAAGTCGGTACTGACGTTGCTACGCTGTCCGCTGAGTCCATTAAGGTCATCTGCAAACAGCTGCGTGACATCATCAAAAACTGGCGTAAGGCATTCGAGGGTGATCACCGCTACAAGCTCGAAGATAGCGACTACAACGATGTCGTCAAAGGCATCTATGAGTCGGCCATGTCGGAAGAGATGAAAAGTCGTGTGCGTGATGCTTTCAGCACCATCGTACGCAAGAACCAGCTGGAGCTGCTGACCATCCGTGCGGCGGTAAACAACTACCTGGTTCTGGTCTTCAACGGCATTATCGAGCTCGCCAATACCTCGATTCGTGCTAACGAACCGTAAGTAGGAGTCGGACATGAACGAGACCAAATGGCTGTACGCCACCGGTATGGAACACCATGTCGAGTTGGTAGAAGCCAACCATCAGCTGACGAAGCTGTCAGAAGTCCTCCAAGGTCAGATCGTTGGCAACGAGGATTACCAGGAAGTCTTGAGCGGCCTGGGTGACGGGCTGAAGTCGTTAGGCTCGGGATTGTTCACTTCGGCTGCCTGGGTTACCGGTAAAACGGTAGGTATCTTCGCCAAGGCCCTCGGAGGCACTGGTAACTTGCTGGTAAGGGCGTTCGCTGATAACGACGTCCTCATCAAGAAACTCGTCCAACAGTTCTCTAAAGGTGATGAGCATGAGATCAAGTTCTCGAAAGAGAAACTGGCCATGCTTACTGCTGATGGCGATGCGGATGAATTCAGCAAAGACATGGACACCCTGCTGCGCACGCTGGAGCAACTTGACAAGCACGGTAAGGATCTCCTGACGTTCCTCGACAAGCGTATGGCAATTGCCCGTAAGCTGAAAGGGGTAAAGACCACGGAAGATCTGTTCGCTGTGATTGACGAGAACGAGAAGCTGCAATACCCAGCTCCTCCTCTGGCGCATACCAGCGGTGACATTTCCAAGTCGGATACCCTGCCTGGCGGTAAAGTGATTGAATTCGATCATAAGAGTTTCAAGTATCTTATGAACGGAGATGCTCCTGAGTCCTCAGGGGGCAGTGTCACTATGTCCAAATCCGACGTGAGCAGTGTGCTCTCCAAACTGGACAAAGTGAACAGCATGCACAAACGCGTGAAGTACACCTACGATTCTTACTTGAGCTTCATCAAGACTTGGGGCGAAATGGTCAAGTCGGTGGAGGAAAACTTAAGCAAGTTGCAGCGGGTTAGCAAGAGCGCGTTGAACGATGCTGAGAAACTGTTAGGTGGTGAACCTGCCGCTCTCGCATTTTATAGCGGATTCACCCCTCGGGTAGTCAGCTATACTGACCGGTACATTCATGGTGTACTCGGTGTTTTCGTGTGAAACGTTTCAAACACACAATTCCTTCGTTAACGAAATAAGGATCTGTCAATGGACATTTTCAACCAATACGCTGGCGCCGAAGAACTGGGTCTGGATGAAGGCGCTGCCTCCGTGGCCGAAGCTGCAGGCGACGCTGCTGAAGCTGCTGTATCCGCCGAAATCGGCGAAGTGACCGCGGCGCTCGAAGAGCAAACCGCCGAGATCGAAAAGCTGGTCGACAAGGTCGATGACCTGGAAGACGCCGTCGAAGAAGTCGAAGAAGCTGTTGAAGGCATGGAATCCATGCTGAACTCCGGCAACTTCCACTCGGTCTCCTTCGCCAACATGTACAACCGTGCGCTGAAGCTGGCTGAAAAGCTGCCTGCTCCGGAAGGCCAGATCATGCTGGGCGACCGCGTTGGTGCCGAGAACATGACCGACGCCGCTACCGCACAGCTGTTCGCCCGTGCCGGTATCGAATCCTTCGTCGAGCGCGTGAAGGAATACGGCAAGAAGGCCGTCGAGTTCATCAAGCACATCTTCAACCAGGTCATCAACTTCTTCGTCAGCCTGTTCAACAAGGCCGATGGTCTGACCCGCCGCGAAGCTCAGCTGCGTAAGCGTCTGAACGACGGCGCCAAGATCCGTGACAAAGTCAAGATGGGCGGCTGGAACGTCTACATCGACTACGCCACCGACGGCCTGAGCAAAGGCTCGAAGAAAGACAAAGGCAACTTCGACAAGACCACCAAGGCTGTTGCCGATCTGGTCAAGGCCGCCCAGAAGGGCTCCAGCATGACCGTGGCCGACATCAAGTCGAAGCACGCTGCCGTTGTCACCGCGATCAAAGCGGACGCCAAAGAGTTCGGCAAGTACAACGAGAAGAAGAACGGTTCCAAAGACGTGATCCTGTCGCAAGCGGCTGGTATCCGTGCAATGGCCAACTTCTCCGAGCCGACCATCAACAACTTCGCCGAAGCTGCCGCGGCCATCCGTTCGATCAAGCTGCAGATGGTCAAGGCTCCGGAAGCCAAGAAGATGTCCACCGGCGAAGTCAAGGCCAAGGCCGACAAGGCTGCTCTGGTTACCGTCCTCGACGGCGTCAAGGGCACCATCGCCGAAATCCGCAGCGACGAAACCGCCAAACTGATGACCGCTTCTGCGCGTGATCAGCTGGTCGGCACCCTGAACAACATGAAAGCGGGCAACAGCGACAAGTCCGCCGAAATCGATGGTCAGGTCAACGTCGTGAAGGCTGCTTGCTCCCTGGCTGCTCAGGTTGCTTCGAACACCAACAAGCAGCGCATCAACTCGGCCGGCGCCCACCTGGATGCCGTCGCAGCTCACCTGAGCTTCGGCAGCAACTAAGTAGCACTGCGTCACTAGTAACTACCGGGGGCCTTCGGGTCTCCGGTAGTTATTCCTTTATTTTTTTTTGCATTTTTATTGAGATGCTATAGGTTAACCTAATTATCCACTGAGGCATTGGTCATGACCGATACTGTCCTGGCGAGGCGCTTTGTTAATACGCCCACGCTGAAAGAAATTTGGGAACAAGAACACAGCGCTACTGAAACGGAAGTCGCGGACGAAGAGGTCGATAAACTTTCTGATGAGTATGATCGCTCGTCTGGGATGGAAGGTTATTACCAACTGTGCTTCCAACACCTGCAAAGTCCACACCGTGCTGTTTTTGTAGACGGTAACGAAGGGTTCTTTGAAGAGATCGGTAAAGGGATTAGTTACGTTATCGATCAAGTCAAACGCTTCTTTAAATGGGTGTTTGGTTTCTTCACCAGTAAGAAGCGCGCCGCAGAGAAGACGTCTGATACCCTGCGTCAATCTATCCATAAGCACGGAGTTAAACCGTGGGAGATTGAATACCCTAAAGACTACTGGGTGCTCTGGGGTAAACCGGGTAATCCAGGTAACGACCTCGGCTGGATGTCAAAGAGTATCGACGGTTATGTCGAGTCGATGAAGAAATGTAAAGAGTACGTCGAGGCAGTCAAGAAGTATTGCACTGACGTTTCACAGATCTCCATCAACAACGAAGGCAATATCGAGAAAGGTAAGAGCACGTTTGAGAACGTCGCAGAAGCCCTCGATAAACAGATTCGTTCGATCTTCAAGCCTGGTCCTTGGATCGGCGGCCAAACCCTGGAGATCAAAGAAGGTAAAGTCCTGATGCGCCCTGATCCTAAGATCAAGGCCACCAAGACCCTGAAGTTCAAAACCAGTGAGAAAGTTGTTCTCGATATCCTCGACAAGGTCGATGTGGCTGTCGATGACTTCGGTAAACTGGTAGTCGATATCTGTACAGCTGAAACCAAAGCTACTGCTTTGCTGGAGCACGTTGGTCAGTTTGCCAATGCGGCTAAAGAAGCCGGTAAACAGAAACAAATGAATGCCTTGATCGAGAAAGCCAAGAAGTCGATCAACAACATGATGGCCGCCCTGAAGAGTCTTCAGGGGATGTACTTCCGTCTGATGACGGTGAGTATGAACATTCTGCGTGCCACGGTGAAGTCTCCTGGCGATCAAGAAAAACCTACTAAGGAGTAATCCATGCGGGCTTATATGGAGTTGGGGCTGGTTGGATTACTGCTTAGCGGTGACGACCGTCCTACTGAGGAACAAAACCCTCAACTGTTTGCTGTACTTCGTGACATGGGCTTTAACGCCTACTGGAACGAAAGTAAAGAAGAGCTGGTCCAACACGGCCTGCGTCTTCTGGATGTCATCGATACCCAGTTTGAGTACTTCGATGCATCTGAGCTGAAAGTTAACCGTTTGACCGACAACTACTTGAAAGAGTTGTTTGATCAACTTGGTAACCACTACCGGGAAAACACCCGCGTAATCTCCATCAGTGTTTGTGCCCTGGGCAACAAAGCTGATAGTGAAGGTTGCACTGACGGGGTAGAACAGTTCCTGGATCGTGCTAAGGAGATCATTGAAGACCTCTGCGAGAAGTTCGAAGAAGGTACGGGGTTCAATGGTTTCCGTGTAGTGATCGACGAGTTGATGTATATCGAGAAAGTGCTCGGTATCGTCGACGTGTTTGTCACCAGTCACCTGGGTATGTTGGCGGGTGTGGAAGAATTTGCTCCTGTGGACTTCAACGACGTCCAGCCTGTTCAGGTAGTGGACTGGCATGCAGGGTTGGAGTGCAACGACACCAACGAGTGTGAGTGCGGTTGTCAGGAACCGGAAGAGGACGAGACCGAAATCCTCGACCACCCTATCCAGTTGCTCCAGGGCTTGGAAGACTTGCTCAACGGCGTAGAGACTCCTGCAGCTAAATACGCTGAAGGTGTGTTCTTTGCCAATGACATGAAACTGCGTGCATTGGCAGGTAACGAAGAAGGGGTACTGGATTCCATCAAGGAAGCCGGTATTAAGGCTTACGAGTGGTGCAAAGATGTCCTGGCGTCGTTCTTCGACTTGTTCACTTCGAACACGGAGAAGGCCAAGGAAGTAGCTGAGACCATGGCTGACGTTGCAGAGACCAACAAGAAAGCTCTGCAGGCCATGGAGAAGAAAGGCTCGGCTATCAATGATGCCGCCAAGAAAGGTATCTTGGCTCTGGCGGCTAAAGCGGATCCTTCGGGTGGTATGGGTCGCGTGGTAGGTGGTTTGAATACCAGTAACGACGGTAGCCGTGTAATCGACGGATTGATGGCTCTGTTGAAGAAAGCCGGTACTGCTGACACCAAGGTGCAGGAAAAGCTGAAAAAGGCTCAGACAGCCTTGGATGAGCTTAAAACGGCTAACAACAAAGCTTCTTCGACCAAAGGCGATAACAAAGAAGTTAACGCCAACGTCAAAGCTAACGTCAACGAAAAGATCAAAGCTGCCCGTGAAGCCATCAAAGGTATCAAGGCTGAAGCTAAAGGTCACGGTGCCCGGATGAAAGCCATTGAAAAGGCTATCCGTGGCATTACCCCTGCGATCTTCACCAAGGCGACCGAAGGTGCAGCAGCACCTAAATCCGAAGAGAAACCCGCTAAAGTCGCCAAGCCAGCAGCAACACCTCCTGCTGCCCCAGCCAAAGGTAAGAAGAAATGAGCCTGGAAAAACTTCACCCCACTACTCTCAAGCGCATCCAGAGTGGCTTGCCTGATGGCGCGGTCATTAAGAGTGTGGATGCTTCGGATGCTGCTCGCAGTATTTTCGAGGTTGAGATTGCCGGCACTGTTCACGAACTCCCCCTGGAAAAGGTGTGGGTTGACCAGTTCACCTTCAACCAACAGTTGCTGATCGATGCAACCGAAGGCGAAGACCTCAACACCGTTCTCAAACGTGTGGCGTTCAAGTACCGTATTCCAATGGTGCATGAGCTCGACTTCGATTTGAAGGACATGTTTGTTACCTTCGAAGGTCAGGACCGCCGTACGGAGATCCTGCCGATGGCCAAGACCAGTGTTCTGTTCACCGGCAATATCACTGTGATCCTCGCGCAGTAACCCACTTGTACAGTAATGGGAGGGCAACCCTCCCATTACTGTTTATTTTGTTTGAGGTAAATCATGCTGAAAACTACCGTCCCAGCCGAGGAGGATTATAAGTCCTTTATGCGGCCTGCCGTGTTTGATTCATTACGGCAGATGTTGAAGTTTTACGGCCTGGAATCTACTGCTGAGATCTACTTCAACGGCAAGAACCAAATTGCCAAGTTGGTCGGTAGTAATGCCAGTGACCAAATCGGAACCAGTCGTTACACAGACGGTATGTTCCGTAACAAGATTTTTGTTGTGGCTGAGTATGAAGATACCCAGTTCAATACCGGACAGTCTAACCAGCGTCGGGAAATGACTGAACGTCCTGTGTGGTTGTTACCCGGCCACGAAACCGAACCGACCATGTTCTACCCAGGCTTCTCTGGGATCAAAGTGAACGTGTCGGTAATTGCCCACTTCAACAGTGAGAAGTCGGCTACTCAGTTCCGTCGTCGTATTAACCGAGCGCAGGCTAACCAGGTTACCGACATGAACTTCAGCGCCACTGTTCACCTCGGCGTGAATAACGGTATCTTGGCGTTGTTGGAACACATGCACGGGCTGTACCTGAAGAACGACCCAACTACCCCTGACTTTGGCACCTGGTTTGCTCAATACCGTTGTGTGCCGTTTAAGTACATTTCCAACGTGGCAGGGAAGAATGCTCGATTGGTAGTACCCATGAAACTGGATGAGATCGGTATCCAGTTCCGGGAACCTACTGTGGCACAAGTAAGAAACGCCGACGTCTATGGCAAGTTCGAAGTGGAGTTGGGTTATTCCTTCTACTTCCAGGAGTTCAGTCACTGGGAAATCCAATACCCGTTGAACATCTTCCAAGACGAGATCAGCCAAGACTGGATCCCTCGTCCTACGGATTACGCAAACAAGCCGTTCACGGTACGTGTTAACCCGGAGATGTCGTTTGGTCGTTCGCTGACCGATACCCGCAAGCAGCAGACACCTTATTACCTGAAACTCCCCAACCACGACAACTGGGCCATGCCGAAGATGCCGTGGGTACAACCTATCATCCAGGTACGCTTAGCGATGGATGATGAACCTGAGCAAGATCTCATCAACATCTTTGAGATCCCAGGGTTTGTTTGGAGCGAGAAAGTCAAGCAGTACATCCTGCGTCGACGTGACGTGGCGTTCTTCCAATTCATTACCCCTTTCCTGATCACTGTGTACAGCAATGACATCCGTGTCTTACCTGGACGCTTGAGCATGGATGAGAATGGCCTTATAAGGCTCTCTGGGGCCCCTGACATGCGAAATACTTACCGAGTCTTGGTAACCCTTGACTACGCAGTAAGAGACTATATGGAGCACTTCTGGGAGGACCTACGCAATAACCCAGATGACGAGGAATTACTCCCGGTAATCTTCCCTGGGTTTGACTGGGCTAACTTGCCTAAACCGTGGGCTAACCACGCCGATGAAATCCGTAAAGGCATCGACAAAGGTCGTGGTCTTCCAGAGATGGACTTCAACCGTTACATGGCTGCGTTGGGCTTACACGCTCACGTACTAATCGAGGATCGCCGCAATGGCTAAAGCTGCTATTAACCCGTTGGGGCATGAAGTAGCCCCAGAACCAGAAGCCCCCAAGATCTACAGTGACCAGTACCGCCACTCGATCGTGGAATCGGTAGTCCCGCCTGAAACCTCCATGCTCAGCCTGGTGCCAGGTACTCCGACAATCAACGAGTACTATCGCCAACGTTTGGAAGGGGATGAAGAACCTGGTCCGTTCAACCCAGACGACTCGGCTACTTACCAGTCGTATGTACGCATCCGTAAGCTGATCATCAAAGATGACGGTGACGGAGCCTACAACTTCGACCCTACCAAGGCAGAAGCCGGTACCAACTACACCGGTTCTGTGGTTATGGAAATCCCACCTATCCGTGGTGACGTGTTCATCCGTGATATCGGTGATGGTAACGCCGGTCTGTTCCAAATCACCGAGCAGATTGAGCCGCCAGCCTTTACTGCGAACAAGGTGTACCGCATTACTTTTGTGATGGTCGGTATCCTCCAGCGCTACTGGGCAGAAGAACTGGAGCGTCGTGTTGTTCAGGAAATGGTCTACAGCCGTGATTCGGCTCTGTCGGGTGGTGTGGGTGTTATCTCCCCTGAAGACTTTGACCTGGAAGGTGAACTGTTCAAGTGGCGAGCAACCATCGGCAACTGGATCATGCGTAAGTTCTGGTATAACCCAGAAAAGACCATCGTCTGGGAAATCGAATCGGGTCGCACGGTGTATGACCAGTACCTGGTGAACTTCATCATTTCCACCATGGATCCCGATACCCGCAACATGTATCCGTTCATTAACCAGTTCTCCACGCAGTACGGTGGGCGTGACTACGGAATGTACGGTACGATCAACATCTGGGAAGTATTACTCCGCGGTGATTGGAACCTGTTGTCTCAGTGTGAGAACAAGGCGACCATCATTTCGGTAGACCGACTGGTGGATACCCGTCTGTACGGTAACTTGCGTTCCAGTTCCATCGATTACTTCGTGGCGACTGACCCAGAACAGTACAAGTTGTACAAGGCATATTACAACATGGATGGGTACCCAATCTTGCGTCCTAGCAAGGAGTTTGGGATTACCTATCTGTTCAGTGAGGAGTTTTACCAGGGCAACCCACAGGGTGAGTTCGAAAAGCTCATTGTGGACGTTGTACGCGATCGTATCGTCCCTCGTAAACGTCTCCTCGAATATTGCAAAGGCTACTTTGCCCTGACTCCTCGGGAACAGATCTACTACGGTCCTATCCTGATGATGATGATCCAAGTAAGCCGTCGATTTGGAGTACCGTCATGACAATGGTTGCAACGCGCTACGAGGAAGTTCGTAAGCGCTTGATCGAACTCCGCATGCGCCTGCAACACCGTAAATATGGCATGTGGGTTGCCCCTGAGAAACTGATGTCGTTGGAAGAGATCCGTGACCGTCCTACCTTGCACAAGGAAGGCTACGCCAACGACAAGGACTACTACACCCAGCCGCAGATGCGACGCTTCACCATTCCAATGATCCTGGAGTTCTTGCCGAACATCAACAACGCCAAGGAGTTGGGTTTTGAAAACTCCTCCAAGGTGATTGTTGAGATCTACGAGAATATCCAGGAATACAACCGCCTGTGGGTAGAGATCATCAAGAACGTCCCGGAGTTTCAACACCCCCCACTCTGGGAGTTGCGAGCTATCGAGAAGTTGGCATACGTCCTCTACAGGGATTGGCGTCAGATCAAGCCTTATGACCGTCGTGCTGAACAGCGTAAACTGGCACAAGACGATTCAGCCCTTAATCAACGAGGGCTGTTAGGCTTGGCTGCACTGTTCACTGCAACCAACATGCACCACAAGCGGAAAGATGACTTTAGCTTCGTCAGTTATCTGGACGAGATCTGTCCAGATGGTGAGCAGTTCATGTTGCCAGAGTCTTTGGCACAAGACAGCTTCTTTGGCGGACCTAACCAGTTCGATGGTTTGGGGTCGGTGGATCCTGCAGGTGGCGCTAACCCTAACTGGATCTTTCAGGAAGGTTAATCATGGAAGCTCCTCGTTCCTTACAGAACTTAATCTCCTACGCTAACTTCGTTAACGACACACAGAAGAATGAGCGGTTGTTCACCATGACCGCCATGGCTATCACCCCCACCGAGCAGATAGAACTGTTGATCCCTAACGGCTTTGCTCGGTTGTGTCGTTTTAACACAGGGCGTTCGGACGATTGCCGCATTCGTGTGCAGATTCAACCAGGTGTTTACCAGAACCGTATTGTCCCACATCGCGACAACCTCTACATTGAGGTAGTGGAACAAACGGGTATGGATCGGGTAATGACACGTTACCGGGCTACCCCGATTGATGCAGATGACCCGGCCATGGAAGGTAACAACACTGCAACGGCTAACCTGGAGTCGAAAGACGCTGTCAACATGATCACTGTCCAGTTCCAGTTGTATGAACCGGGCTTTGGCAAACTGCGTAATGAACCAGTGTCTGATATCCTGGTGATGTCGACACTGGACAACGCCATGCATGATCTGTTGTGCGAACCAGGTGAGCAATTAGGTCTATCGGGTCCGGATGCCTGGAAAGGTGTGGATATCGAATACCCGATCGATAACGACCGGACGTTTAAACAGATCGTGGTGCCTTTTGGTACTCGGCTGATTGACCTGGGGTCTTTCCTCCAGAACGACGACCAGTTTGGTATCTACAACACCGGGTTGGGGATGTATTACCGAAAAGGTTTGTGGCGCATCTATCCGTTGGTAAGGATGGGGCGTTACGAGAAAGCTCGTCGGGTCCTCAACATCTACCGTCTACCTGAGAACGTATTCCCTACCTTGAAGAACACTTGGATCATGGACGACAAGTCCTTGACCATTCTGTCTACAGGTGGGGGTGCGGTCAACGAAGACGATACCGACATCGATCGTCAAAACAAGGGTGTGGGTAAACGCATTATCTCTGCCGACGCTGTGATGGGTGAAACTGGTCGTTACTACAGTAAAGGTCAAGCCGCCACTACCCGTGGTGACTCCCTGTCTGAGTATAAGACCGTCAACCGTCAAAGTGGTGAGGAATGGGTGCCTACGGTTGTCACCCCTACTGGCAACATCTGTAAGCACCTGACGGAAAGTGCCTTGAATGACGTGTCGATCACGACACTGACCTGGCATAACTCCATGGCAACTCTGATTGATCCGTGCATGCCTGTGCGTTACTACTACATGAGTGGCGGTGAATCGCTGATGTATCGTGAAGGTAGTGTGGCAGGTATCCGTTCAGATTACCAGATGGACACTCAGAGTGCTCAACCCATCTTCCGGGAACACAGTGCTATCTCGATCCAGATCGGGATGGAGGAATATTCGGTCAAGTAGTTTCCTAGTAGCCCAACTATCTTAATGTATTAATCTGTCTGGGAAACCGGGTGGAGGGAACGGTTGGGTTATTTTTGCTATAGGCTAAGCGGAGCTATAGCGACATCCTTAGAGGAGGTATGGGAATGATGACACCTCAAGGTATTATCAACTACCACAGGATCGGCCGTAAGGTCCAACAATTGGAAAAGGAGTTAACTATGCAACAAGAAGACACTTTGGAATCCCTGGTTTCTGAACAACCTGCAACATCCGATGAAAACAAGTTTGCCTGGGCTGCTGATATTTTCCGCGAAGCAGAAGAGTTCCGACGCACCAAACGCGCTGAGATGAAAGCACTGATTGGCGTCGACAAGCTGTCTGATTATCCACAGGGTCCTCGGAGCGCGGTAAGCTGTCTGGTAGTGCTTCTCCACCAACGCAAGGAAGACATGAACAAGTGGAATGCTTTCATCATCCACGAACTCCTCGACCTCGTGCCTGGCAATAGTAACGGCTACTTCGAGAAGATCGCCCAGCCAGGCGTTGCGGTGCTCGCTTCGTAAGGAGAGCTAACATGCGTAAAGAAAACCATCCCCCTGTCCGTGTCTGGGAGAAACCCAACCTCCGTAATACCGTACCGGATATGGGACCGCCTGGCATCCTCCATGTCAGTTGCTCTTGTCGAGAACCGTGTAATTGCCATGGGCTTATACGGTTAAGGCTTTTACAAGAGTACCGTGCTGAGAAGGCAGCCAAAGCCTACACCCTTTACGCCCAGCAGCAATCCTACTAAGCAAACATAATCCATATACTCCAGGGAGCCTTGCGGCTCCCTGGAGTATAGGTTCGCTTATGCCTCAGAGGGCATCCCAATCCTTCACTTGATTTCCGTTCTCATCAAATTTGTAAGTCAGACTTCGGCGGAACATTGGCTTGCCATTGATATCGTGCTTCAACCCCTTAACCGGATCGATATCGTAGATACCAAAGCGTTTCTCCGGAGCACACCCCTCACCCCGTTGTTTACCCACACAGTACGTCCAGTAGTTCTTGAACGAAGTCTTAGCAACGTGGAACGTGATCTCGACGTCCACTTCGTTGGTAATCTTCGTCGACGTTTCAGTGAGGGATTTACCCGCTACTTCCCGTGCGAAATAAACTTCCGACTCTTCATCGGATTCTTGCAACTTCTTCTTCGCATCTGGAGACAGCTGATGCGGTGTAGCGAAACAAATACCACGCGCAATGATGAACGCACGGATCTTGCGGAAGTGCAACTGGAGTTTGTCAGACTTCGATTCACCTGGCAGTTTGTCGTAGTTCTGCAGACCGCAGTAGTCGTAACCGTAGAAGATGATCTCGTGGCCTTTCATCTCCAGACGACGAACACGGTTGAACATAGCGTTGCAGTCGTCTTTGCTCGATTCGATCTGGTTGATGATCAGGAACCAGCCATTGTCTTTGAAGCAGTTGACAATAGCGTTAACGATCTCATCACGGTCAGCGATCTGGAAGTCAGCTTCGATGTCATGACGGACAGTCAATGCCAACTTGTACATCCGCATGATAATCAGATCCATGGTATCCTCAGCAGACTCTTGGAGGATAGTAGGGATCTTCGTCGGGTTACGCAGCATAGGCTTGTTGTACAAACCAATCGACGCAGTGATGTGAGCCATGGTCAGAGACTTACCACGGTTGGTCAGTGCGTTCAACAGGTAGAACTTGCTGCGACGGAATCCACCATCCGGCTCTAAGGCTTCGTTGAGACCTTGCAGACCAGACTTGAGGATACCTTCCTTACTGTTCTCCTTCTTTGCCATCTCAATGATGCCGTGGAAGGATTCAGGATCATCCGACGTTACCGTGTAGACGATTTCCGATTGACGTTCTTCATAAGCTACTGTCATCCGTTCGTTGATCATGTCCGCCAGTTGTACCCATTCTTCTTTGGATACTTCGGAGTGATCTTTGTAGAACAGACTCTTAACCGCCTTACGCCAACGGTTACCAAATTCTTTGCCTTCGAGGCTCAGACGGATCTCGCTGATGTGCTTGTAGATCAGTCGACGGGTCATCTCTTCCTTCTCGAGATCCTCCAACCCATCTTCAATTGCTGCCTTCAGATCTTCGTCGCCCTTACAGAACAACCGCACACGCATCATCAAGTTTGATTTTATAAGCACGACATCGTCGGAAGGCTGGTCAATCAGCCACGAGATAGTTGCTCTGATGCTATCCCGAGCCTCCTTGTCCTGTGCGAACACATCCGGAGGAGGAGCTGGCAGCTCGTCTAAAGTTTCCTCGAGTTCCTTTAGAAGATTTGTATCATCCAGTTTCTTGGCCTGGTAAATTGCCGACAGCAGTTTAACCAATACCAGCAAGTCATTCATTCAGACTACTCCTTAGGAGCGT